TTGATAGCCTTCGTAGCTGGGCAGAAGAAAACAATTATCACAATGCAACACTTTTTGAAATGTTACATAACATAAAAAGACCGAGGGTGAAAGGAAATACGAAAGCTTATCCACGAAAAAGACATAAAGACATAATAAAAGTAGAAAGACTGAGTGATGAAGAGAAGTAGTGACGCTGTACTACAGACATTGGAGGAGGGTGTACACGATCATCACACACCTGAGAAAGTTCTGTGGCTCTGTGTCATCCTACAACAGTTACTAGATGCCACCAAGCCTGTCAAAGAATACGATAACACAGAGGTAAAGTTAGTCAGGGATCAGGCAGAGGCATGGATATTTTCATCAGTGGGTGTAACAGCAGAGGACAGAGACACAGTATGTCACCTTGCAGGTATAGACCCGGATGCTTTCAAGTCTTTTGCCAAGCAGGTTATCAGAACCAAAGAGAAAACCTTTATCAGAAAGAGGATCAATGCGATACTTCATGAAGATACTACTTAGCACAACACTGCTACTACTATCAAATACAACTCACGCAACAGACAACTTAGAGATGCGTGAGTTTTTTGATCAGAACTTACTATGCATGGCAGAGGCTATCTACTTTGAGAGTAGGGGTGAACCTTTCACAGGTCAGCTGGCAGTTGGTCAGGTGATCCTACAGAGAGTTGCCAGCACACAGTTTCCTGACGATGCGTGTTCTGTTGTACACCAAGGGAGATACCACCGCAGTGGACACCCTGTCAAGCACAAGTGTGAGTTTAGTTATTGGTGTGATGGAAAGCCAGAAGAGATCAACGATCCGGTGGCTTATCATGACGCTATCAATGCAGCGTCTCTTGTATCTGAAGGCGTAGAAATTTTGTCTATAAAAAAAGCTTTACATTACCATGCAATATATGTTAGACCTTACTGGGCCAGTGAGTACAAGCGTCTGGCACAGATAGGTAAGCATATCTTCTACTCAAGAGAAAGGATCAATTAATGAAGAAAGCTATCGACAAACAGGTTGGAGGCGACCACTATAAAACCTGTAAAATTCAACCAGTTGAGTACATAGAATGTAATCAGCTTGGTTTCCTGATGGGTAATGTAGTAAAATACGTGACTAGGTATGCGGTCAAATCAAATGTTCAAGACCTTGAAAAAGCCAAACACTACATTGAACTTCAGATGCAACTCCTAGAAGAGGGCAAGCTATGAGAGACTATCTAGGAGACAAGAGAGCATCAGAGATTCTGTGTAGAAAACTGCGTAAGCAATACCATGACATGGGTCTTACAGATGTCAAGGTATGGGTAGAACCATTTGAGATTTCAGCTACAAAGCAGTGGGCTATTCGGTCTGACTTGACCAAGAAACATCCCGAACTTTTTGAATTTTAATGTCGATGCCACTACTTGAAATACGTGGTGACGAACTTATATTTGATGGCGAAAAGCTGGCAGATATAAGTCCTGTTGCTGATGAATACACAATCAAACAGTTTGAGTACTGGTTAGAATTTGTAACAGAGGAGATTGTTGATGACAACTACGAATGGTGAAGTTACCCTACCAACCAACTACCAGTCATTTATTCATATGTCCCGGTACTCACGCTGGTTAGATGAAGAGCAGCGGAGAGAGACATGGGAAGAGACAGTTGATAGGTATCTGTCCTTTATGGTACGCCACCTCAGTGACAACTATAGCTATGATCTCTATGGCAAAGAGCTAGAAGAGCTAAGAGATGCAATGCTCACGCTCAAGGTTCTTGGTTCTATGCGAGCACTGATGACAGCTGGTCCTGCGCTCAAGCGAGAGAACGTGGCAGGGTACAACTGTTCTTATCTTCCTGTTGATTCACCCCGATCCTTTGATGAGTGCCTGTACATTCTGATGAACGGTACAGGTGTTGGCTTCTCTGTTGAGCGTCAGTATATCAACAACCTACCCACCATACCTGATCAAGAGTTTGAGAACACAGACGATGTGATCTCTGTTGCTGACTCCAAGGAGGGTTGGGCCAGAGGACTACGTGATCTTATTTCTCTCCTCTATACCAACCGTATACCCAAGATTGACACCAGCAAGATACGCCCCGCTGGTGAGCGGTTGAAAGTGTTTGGTGGTAGGGCGTCTGGTCCTGCACCTTTGGAGGAACTGTTTGATTTTACTATTCAAACATTCAAGAAAGCCAAGGGTAGAAAGCTCACCTCCATAGAGTGTCATGATATCATGTGCAAGGTCGGTCAGGTGGTAGTGGTAGGAGGCGTCAGAAGGTCTGCTCTGATCTCACTCTCCAACCTTACAGATGAGCGTATGCGTATGGCCAAGAGCGGAGACTGGTGGGTTGATAATCAACAACGTGCACTCTCCAACAACTCTGTCTGCTACACAGAGAAACCTGACATGGGTATCTTTATGAAAGAGTGGCTCTCTCTGTATGAGAGCAAGAGCGGAGAACGTGGCATCTTCAATCGTGCATCTGCACAGGAGAAGGCAGCGTCCAATGGTAGGCGTGATGGGTCCATTGACTTTGGCACCAACCCCTGCTGTGAGATTATTCTACGTCCCTATCAATTCTGTAATCTGTCAGAGGTTATCTGCAGAGCAGAGGATACCGTGGCTACCCTGAAAGAAAAGATCAGACTGGCCACCATACTAGGTACATTTCAGTCTACACTGACAGACTTTGGCTACCTGCGTAAGCGTTGGAAAGATACCACAGAGGAAGAGCGTCTGTTAGGTGTGTCGCTGACAGGTATCATGGACTGCCCCGCTGTGTACGATGCAAAGCCAGAGACGTTACAAGAACTGAGAAACATGGCTGTTAAGACTAACAAGAAGCTGGCAGAGAAGTTGGGTATCAAGCAGAGTGCAGCTGTCACCTGTGTCAAACCTTCTGGCACTGTGTCTCAGCTTGTTGACGCAGCGTCTGGTATCCATGCAAGACATAACCCGTTCTATGTCAGGACAGTCAGAGGTGATAACAAGGACCCACTGACCATGTTCCTCAAGGACAAGGGTGTGCCATCAGAGCCAGACTTCACTGCACCTGACAGTGTAACTGTGTTCTCCTTCCCTATGAAAAGCCCAGAGGGTGCCGTGTGCAGGTATGACATGAGTGCCATTGAGCAGCTGGAACTGTGGCTCAAGATAGCTGACAACTACTGTGAGCACAAGCCATCTGTTACGATCTCTGTCAAGGAGCATGAGTGGTTAGCTGTGGGATCATGGTGCTGGGAGCACTTTGATTCCCTTTCTGGTATATCCTTCCTCCCCTTCTCTGATCACTCCTACAAGCAGGCACCGTATCAGGATATTGAGAAAGATATCTATGGCGATATGGTAAAGCAGATGCCACCTATCATTGACTGGACAGAGTTACAGGGATATGAGAAAGGTGACACAACCAGTGGATCACAGGAATTAGCCTGCACTGGTGGTGTATGTGAAGTAGTAGACATAGGAGCATAGAATGACTAGGGAAGAGCTTTATAGAGATGAGCATGACATACTCAACGATACACACTTTAATATTGACAAGATTAGAACTGAACGAGAAGCTCCTTGGAAGTTAATAACAGAGATTATTAAACGATCTGAAGCGGCTACGTGGGACAAAGCTAAAAAAGAATGGCACTTTATCGGTGCCACATTTGCTCCATTGGGAGACATGAGAACTTGTTTATGTGGACACACACCTATAGTGGAGTTATGTCATCTTAATAATATGTACAATCACCAAGCAGTCATAGTTGGTAACGTCTGTGTTAATAAGTTTATGGACATTGAAGAGGATGTTAAAAAAATTATTCCATGTCTTCTCAGGGTAAAAGACAAGCTGAGTAAGTCTCTTAATTCTGAGACTTTAGAGTTAGCTATTGCTAAAGATTTATTAACAGAATGGGAACATGATTTTTATTGGGACACTCTTGGAAAAAGAAAGTTAAGTTTAAAGCAAGAGAATGTAAGAAAAAGAATTAATAAAAAAGTTCTGAATAACTTAGTAAAGAACTAGACATAGGAGCATACAGATCATGTACAAAATAGTTATTATAATGTTTCTTCTAGACCCCACTGCTGCTGCTGAAGATGCTCTGGAGGTAAACTTTAAGCATGGTAAGGTGCTAGAGTTTTCAAGAATAGAACATTGTTATGAACACATACACAATAATCTAGCAGAGCTTAAAGAGTTTGCTGGGTTAGAGTATGGACCTGATGTTCCTGTTAAAAGTATCAACTGTTTTAAAAAGAATGTAGGAGTGTAAGAGAATGACATCGTATATAGTTGAGATGCAAGAAGATATGGCAGAGTCATTGACCTGCGCCTTTCTAAAACAGATCAAAAAAGACACCGCTGATGGAGGTATAATGGAAGCTTGTGATATTATCCTTACTTATCTTAATCCGGTCAAAGAGTTTCCTGACTTTGGGTTTACAGATAGTTTTGATTCAAGGGCAACTGAGTCTTTAAAGTGATGAACGGTATGGAAGTTACGCTGATAGACCACATGGGTTCTGACCTCTCAGTGGTAAACGCTGCCAGAGTTTCCTTCAACAAGGAATCAGACTGGGAGAACATCACTCCTGCTGGACCTGTTAGAGATGTGCTAAAAGAATCAGATGAGAAGTTGATAGCTTACCTTGCCAAGCACAACCACTGGACACCCTTTGCCCACACCTCTCTTCAGTTCAGGATCAAGGCTCCTATCTTTGTGGCCAGACAACTTGGCAAACATCAGGTGGGGCTAGTCTGGAACGAGATCAGCAGGAGATACGTTGACTATGAACCAGAGTTCTACTTCCCAGAATACTGGAGAGGTAAACCAGAGAACAAGAAGCAGGGCAGTTCAGACAAGGTTATTGATATTAACCCTGCCACAAAATCAGGACCGTCTCTATTAGATAATTATGAGCAAGCAATTAAAAGGTGTATGTGGGCTTACGATGACCTGCTCAGAAAAGGTGTAGCACCTGAGATGGCACGTATGGTTCTCCCTCAGAGTATGTTTACTGAGTGGTACTGGACAGGTAGTCTTGTCTCCTTTGCCAGAGTATGTTCTCTCAGGGTTAAGATAGATGCACAGGAAGAGACCAGAGACGTTGCATCTTTGATAGATGTAGAATGTGATAAATGTTTTCCTGTTTCTTGGAATGCGCTCTTATATCCATTGTCACTTTAAATAAAGCTTCCGTAGCTCAACTGGATAGAGCAACAGACTTCTAATCTGTAGGTTGCAGGTTCAAGTCCTGCCGGGAGCACCAACAACATAGGAGATAGCTAGTGAAGTTATACACAACTGATGAGGACTTTGATACACTACATCTAGCAGCAGACAAAGCTAGAAAGAATGCCAAAGATATAAAGGTCCCTAGACAGGCACTGATCAGTCTTCTGATGGATCACTCATCTTTGGTGGGTAAGATAAAACAACTGGGAGAGAATATAACACTTGATAAAGCAGACTAGGTATGCTATATTCTAGTTGAGATGCCGGGTTGTCGGGTCTCTTATAACTTGCTGAAAAGGAGTTTACACAATGAATGATGTATTCAAAACACAATTAACCACTGATATGTTCAACAGAATGCTAGGCATGAATAACCTAGTAGCTGTTCTCAACAACATCAGTTATGAAGATAACAAGTATCCCCCTCACAACGTATACAAAGACGGTGCCAACTATGTGGTGGAGATTGCTCTTGCTGGATGGGAAGAGGAAGATATTTCTGTCATTGTAGAGAACCTTGAACTTACTATCAAGGGTGAGAAGCAGGACTCAGATGCACCTGCAAAGCACATGGCTTACAAGGGTATATCTACCAAGAACTTTAGTAAAAAGTTTGTACTTGCGCCTCATTACGTGGTGACAGATGCCACGTTCAAGAACGGTCTACTGACCATTGAAGTCAAACATTTCCTACCAGAAGAACTGAAACCTAGGGAGATTAAAATCTCTACCTAGAGCATATCTCTGCCCATGTTTCATTATGGGTAAGAATAGTTCTGGCTGTGGTTGGAGTGAGGACATCCTCTTCATGTACAAGGATGGGCTTCACCCAACTGCAGTTACTTTGGGAGGCCCCAACGCTTATGCAGCTGCTCAGAGACAGCATCGCTATGAATACGATCAATCCTTCTTTCAACTTCATTAGCTTTCTCCACTATCTCTGCTTCGTTCTCTAGTTGTTCTACCTGTGCAGACTTCTTCCCTGCTCTGTAAGCAAAGAGCATAGGTATAACCTTGGTAACAAAGCCTATGATATTACCGATGATAGAGAGCATCAGGCGTCAATCAGTTGGGTGAGGTCCATCAAGTGGATGTTCATTCTTTGGCTTCATCTACTTTTTCCGTAGAACCTTCAGCTACTTTAACTTCGATCTTTTCAACTGGCTTCTCTCCAGTCTCTTTTGCTTTGCCAAAAGTCAGAGATGCCCACTCAAGAACCTTGTAAGCTTTGCCTAGCCAAGATTCAGGATTAGGAGTTTTGGTGCCACCGACAACTACACTGGCCACCACAACGATACCTAAGATTGCTTCAATGATCTCTGCTTTGTGTAACATAATTGCTTCAATCATCTTCGATCACCTCCTCAGTAAATAATTCTGCACCTGTAATAATCTGGTGCTTTAGATATTCAAGGACAAAGAGCAGGGACGTTGATTTAATATTCCCTGCCATTATATCTTCAGCCAGATCACCCTCCTTGAAGAGGAGAAGAACTGCACCGTCGATGCTATTAGTTTCTACTCTTTCTTGTAAAAGCGTAACACATTTTTCCAGATGCTGCAACGCTTGCTCTCTGCCCTCTTCATTCAAGCTACCATCTGGGTTTAGAACTGTTGAGTTTGTAAACTTAATTACATCCCCCATTGTTGATACCCCTTCCATGGTTCTGGTTTCTCAATATCCCATATCTCTTGACCCATGCCTGCACCCTTGAACTGTATGTCTAGGTCCATATCCTTACAGGTCTTGAACAAC